CGCTCTATTGCGTCGATGATGCGGCGCTTGCGGTCGATGTGGGCGCGGTCGCTGACGTCGCCCAACCACGCGCGACACTCTTGCTCTGAGTTAAAAGGGCCGGCATTCATGATGACGTGGCCATCGAGCGAGAGTGTCCCGAACCATTTGCCCCACATGGCGCGACAGTTTTCGTCGAAGTCTTGATAGACGCGGACCATTGTAGTCTCCATTGAGTTGAATTGATGAGTGGATAGATTAGCGAATAACAAAGCCTGACATATCCCTCTTGGCCTTACGGCCCTTCGGTGAAAGAGCGATCACAAAGCCACGTTCCCCGCGCGGATCAAGCTGGCGCAAGTCGTGCTCGTCGCCATCGATCACAGCGAAACCGTTCCAGATAGCCGGCTTGTCGCCAGCAAATACCGCCGCAACGTTGACGCCGCGCGCCAGCAATTCAAGCGCTGTTGCCTCGTTTTCCTCCGACCGAGAAAAAGTCAGGTGATAGTTGGCTGGCAACGCGCGCCGGAACCGGTTCGGATTCTTGGTATAGTCGACAAATTCGACTTCAGGGAAAGCCTCGAAAAGGTTCCGATACGTCACGCCATTGCGGACACAACCGACAGCCTCGAAACCAATGTCAGTTGCGCCATTGGGCCGAACGCATAAGCGCTTGCCCGCTTTGATCGCACGCGCCAACTCATTCTCAATGCTGCGAACCATATCGGCCATGTAGGCCTTACGGTCACGCATGAACCGTTGCGCCTTAGTGATACGCGATGCCCGAACCGAATTGATATCGGCATCATTGGATACCATGCCAGCCTGTCCGCTTTCCCAGCCTAGGCACAACGCGCGACAGCCGGCCGATGAATGAGGGCAAAGGTTGACGCCGGAGAGGCTAGCAGGTGCCATGTAGTGGATTGCGTTGATATAACCAAAGCCTTGCGCCTTGATCGCCTTGGCGCTGTCGGTTGAGAAAATCTTGTTCTGCATCTTAGCCATAGTGACTAGCTTTCCTTATGTGGATAGATCAGGACGCAACAGCGGCGCGGACATTGGCGATTGCTTGCTCCTTAGAACGCGCGTCAACGTATGCGCAGAAGTCTCCACCGCGCGTCCAAACGGCGTACACTGCGGAGTGTCCCCAATACGCGCCGCCTCTGTCATAGTAGCCATCACCGCCGCAGTGGCGCGCGTATAGCTTGCCCTCGCCGTCCCACATATCGGCGCTGTGACCATGACGGCCCATCGGTGCACCGTATCGGCAATTGACCTTGGAAAATGGATTGAAGCGCATTTGTTATCCCCTTTGTTTCCGTGTTCCGTATCAACTCAACTGGCCCGCTTGTCTCATATCCACAGATGCATTGCAATCCCCTTAGACGAAAAAACTTTAGGCGGCTAGGTCAAATCCCACCTAAAGCATTGACCGGACTCTCGAATAAAAATTTCAGGAAGAGCGCTTTTCGGTGCACTTCAATACGCTATAGGTGCACGTTAGGTGCAATCGAGGTGAGCAAATCACATCATGAGAACATCCAGCTATTGGCAAACCATCACAGCGATTTGGTTCGGCTTGGCTTGCCTGGTTATCGTTGTGGTGCCTGACGACCCGTGGCGCGTGCGCATTGTGCTAGCGCTAGGCGTGGCGTGCTGGTTGGCCGGCGTTGCCTATCGATCACTTAGAGGTCACTAGCTGTGCACCGCTAGCCCTCGCCTAACAGGCACCCAACGTGCACTCGAGGTGCAACCGAAGTGCAACCGAAGTGTGATCTCAGAAAATGATTAGACAGCCGCGCTCTCACGGGCGCATGATTATCCATGCAGTTGCATCTATATTGCACCCTAAGTGCTCTTCATTGCATCTCTTATCCAACTAAATCACCAATGGTTTCAATGCCATGCCCTCGCTTGTGGCGTGCCACATGATCTCGGAGAGGCAATCGAGGGCCGGCAACGCGTGGTCGACGGCCGGCCACGGGGGGAACTGCCGACGCCCCGTCTATCGATACCCACTCACATTTTTCTCAGATTTATCCGGGGAGGGCTGGAGACGATGAACGGCTCCGAATGCACCGCCTACGCATGGCAGGGGTGACATGGACTTCGAGGTCAACCACCTATATGCCCCGTAACGTGCACTTCAGGCTGCACGCAAGGGTAAAGGAATGCCTCGTGATACTATGGATTATTGCTGCTGTGGTCTCGGCTTACCTCGTGTGCGTGCTGATCTTCGCCAACCCATTCAAGGATAAGAAAGCAGTCAAGCCACCGGACTACGAGAAGGCATGGCATGATTTCTACAACAACTGAATTTGAGGCCAAACACTAATTACCCCCTAAGTGGCACTTCAGTCACACTTGACAGGGCTGGGGTGAGGCGTGAGCCGAACCCCAGCGTGCCATCTAAGTGCCCACAGCCGGTGCCCATACGGAACACCTTTGGTCATCCCACAGGCAGAGCCTAACTGGGAGCTGTCCACCGGGAATACCCAGCTATCACGTTAATACACTACATACATCATCCGGGGTACTCTCAAGAGGGGCGGGTCGAGATTATGCCTGCGGCACAGGGGTTTCTTGAACATAGCCTCTAGGAAGCCCTCAGGAGCCCTCTGGTGAGCTTTAGGTATCCACGGCTGGTATGGTAGCCGAGACTCCATAGAAACGAATGTAGGGTAGGTTTCTGTTGATCCTCGCTAGGTGGAAAAGGGAGTACATCGCTTGTCGCCTGAGACAGGCTCCCGTCCCCCTCCTCCACTAGCTCCCGGCCGAGGAGAATGACCTCCCCATCGGCGTCCGTGCGACACCTGAAGTTCCATCCGTTGATGATGACGGGCATTGAGACAAGTTCCCTCTGCTAACCGGCTGGTGCCGGGTGGTTGAAATTCAGCAGCAGAGGTTGCTGACCCCCAGTATTCCCGCCACGCCCGGAGCGACCGGACGCTGCTACTAACGGTTATTCGTGGGGCCACCCGGCATATAGCCGGTAAACCTCTGCCGCCTTTGAGCGAGGAGGTGGATTTCACGCCGCCTTCCCCGCAGTCCAACTGTAGCAGCTATTTGAGTTGCACCCAAGTTCCACTAGAGTTCCCCTGCCGGCCCAATACGGTCTCAGCGAAGTCCTCCAGCATCTTGTCCAAGAGTGCCTCCTTGTGCTCCTCGGCGGCCTTGTCGGTGTCCCTTCCCATGTGCTCGACCCAGTAGGCCACAGCGATGGCGAGGGCATCCAGACGGTCGTCATGGCGCAGGGAACCCTTCTCACGGGTGAGCCTAGTCATCTGGTAGATCAGGCCGTACTTCGGGTCATGCTCCGAGGTCTTGTAGTCCTCCTCGATCACCTTGCGGTCGACGATCAGTCGATGCTGGTTCATCAGAGGTTCCAAGGTGTCGGCTATACGCCGCTCCTTCTGGACCGAGTGCCTCACCTCTTCCACCGTTACAGGGTGGATGCGGTTGACCACTGGCTTGAAGAGCTGGGTGAACATGCCGTCACCGAAGTTCTTTTCGATGACCACCTCGTTGACGTTGAAGGTCTTGGCGATCACCGCCAGTGCCTTCAGGGTGTTCTCACCGTAACCGTCTATGAAGCCGCCCGAGGCGACGAGGTAGAGGTTGCCGTGGAGTATCTTGACGACAGCGTAGGTGGTCTCGTCCTTACCGCCGCCTGAGGGGTCGATAGCGAGGACGCTCCCGGTGTACTCGGCCATCTCTTGGGAGACCCAGAGAGGCGTGTGGTAGCGGTCGCCGGCGAGTGAGGTGTTCGGTAGGTCGTTGATGACGTTGTCCGCCCCGTTGCCCCAGACGAGCTTGGCGGGTGCCATGCGGGGGTCGAGGGAGGTGACGAGCAGATCACGGACCTTCAGTGGGTAACGGTCGGCATCGGACAGCGTCGTGTCCAACATGAACTGGAGCGCGAAGCCCGAGCGACCGTATTCGCCTTCACGCTCGAGCAGGTCGAGGTCATTGAAGCGAGGGGAAACCGCAGCGCCTGGCTTGGCTCCATGAGCGATCATGTCCACGATGAAGGGCGCTAGGCGTCCCTTGTACTTGTCCACGTTCACTGGAATGCGTGCGGGCCATACGCGGATTTCGTAGCCGCGCTCTGGCAAGGTATTGTAGATCGACATCTCCGACTGCGGAGTTCCGAGGTAGGTGATGTAGCCGGTCTCAGGCTTGGCGACGGCAGCGAACTCCTTGATCGCTTCGAGCAGGAAGTCGCGCCCGTTCTGAGTGGCAGAGTTGTTCAAGCTCTCGATGTCGTCCGCGATGATCTCGTCAGCACGGGAGCCGGTGAGCTGCCCGGTGATGCCAACTGATTTGACGCTAGGGTCTTTCGAGGTGCGCGCCGGTCCAACGTCGAACATGATCAAGCTGTCCCGCTGACCCTTGCCGGCCTTCAGGTGCTTGAGGATGTCCATCTCGTCGATGAGGCGCTTAACGAATTGGGAGAGAGCATCGGCGTACGGCTTCGAGGCCGAGACCACCATGATCTTCCAGTCGGGATTGCAGAGCAGTCGCCAGCAGACGAATGCGCCGTACACCCAAGACTTGCCCACGCCCCGGAAGGCCATGATCATCTTCTTCTTGGGACCGTGCTGGAGGTAGTACGCGATGTCGTATTGTTCGGGTGTCGGGTCAGGTAGGCCGAGGTGCTTCCACGCGAGGTACAGGAAGTTGCGGAAGTCAGCCTTGACCGGGTCCACCTCAGGCTCCACCGAAGTGAGCGAAGTGGACCCCATCAGGTCGGACATATGGTCCCCTTAGTTGGGCAAAGAGTTCTCGTCCGAGTGCGCCGGGAATGGCAGAGCTTGGCTCTTCAGCTTCTCGGTGGCGGCATGCGTGCCCTTAGCCGGGGCGATGCCTTGGTCTCGGAGCATGGCGCGAGCGACAGCTAGGTCCGCTGCGGTCGCCTCTCCGTTCCTGATCTTGGCGAGCAGCGCGTTGACGGTCTCGTCATAGAGCGTGCCAAGAAGGTCGTCATTGGTCTTCATAGAGCCTTCTTCCAGTAGAGCGCCTGAGGCAGGCTCCACGGTTGCTTCGGGTCATACAGCACGTAGCCGCGCCGGATGAGCGAGTTAGCCGAGGGAGTGTTCTCAGTCGTGTCGGTGATGGTGTGGGTCCAGCCGAGCTTGCGCGCGAGCGCTTCTCGGACGGCGATGAGGCGCTGTTGAAGTCCCTTGCCACGATGGGCCTCGGTCACCCCTACCCGATAAAGGTATCCAGTGTTGTGCCACTGAGCGGATGCCCTGAGTCCACAGAAGGCTACTGGTTCTCTGCCGTGATAGGTGAGCCACCAGTAGCCGTATTCTGGGTCGATCTGCGGAGCGGTGTTGCCGAAGCAAAGCTCGTGCATATCGCGTATCGTGTCGGCAATGTCTTCGTCAGTCCCATCGACCCTTCGGGTGCGATAGGGTGACTTCATCAGTGCACTCCGGCCGCACTAGCGACCGCGAGTATCTTCGTGAAGTCCACCTTGGCGAGGATGAAGGCTAAGGCGACTGCTGCACCACTAAAGTACAGCAGCCTGCCTTCGACCTTACGTACGCGTACTTCGAGGTTCTCGTGCTTGGTGCCGTTGTCCTTGAGCATCGCAATGACGGAGTCCAGCTTGCCCTCAACTTGGCCGAGGGCTCGCTGGAGTTCAGATTGGTCAGACATTGATGCAGGCCCTTACGGGTTGAAGAACACGATGCCGTCCTTAGGCATCACGTCGGCCGAACGACCGGTTCCACCGCTCTGTCCGTTAGTGACAAGCGTGGTCGACCCGTTCTTGGCGCACTGCTCCAAGGAGACGTTGCCGTTGGTGTTGCCGCTGTTCAGCAGGACGAGCTGCGTGCCACCCGTGCCACCGGTCGCGTTCTTGATCGAGACCATGCCAGTGCCGGTGAGCAGAATGTCGAAGCCGGTCGGGTTGTATTCGCAATGGAAGCCGTTGAACTTGTACATGCCTCCTGAACCGCGAAGCACCACAACAGAATTAGTGGTGTTAGTACCGCTACTCGGACCACCGCAGATAAGATTACGTACATCGAAGATGGTCGTCCCGATGTTCACGTTCAGAGCCGCGTTGCTGCCGCAGAAATTGACGCTAACGGTATCTAGTCGGACTGTAGAAGCACCACCGTAGCCGATTTCGTACTTCACGCCACCACGATTGCCGCAGTACAGGTACACCTGATCCATCGCACAACCGTCTTGCGTGGCGTTCGAGTACACCATGAATATGTTACTGTTAACTGCGATGTCGCGTTTGAAGTAAACAGTCAGCCTGCGTAGACCAGCACCGAACTGTGCAGCATGCGTATCCGGGCTACCGAGGTTGATGCAGTGCTCAGCGGGGTCCCAGACATCAGTGATCTTCAGTGTCGATCCACGCACACCTTCGAGGATAACTCCGAACGGGATGGTCAGCGTCCGAAGAGTGATGTCTGATCCGATAAGATAGCTTCCGTGACCGAGGCGGACGACATCACCTTGATAGCCGCCAGCGTCCTGAGACGTGCCGCCGATATTGCCAGCATAGAACAGTGCGTTCTGTATGAACCAGAAGTTGTTCGTGACGCCTGTGTCGGCGTTGACGTAGTCAGCCTTCGCGCCGAACTGATCGACATGAATGTAATCCGTGTTCGGGTGATACTGCCAGCGATTGCCGGCAGCGTCCACGAAGCTCGCGGTCGGCGTATTGAGCGTTGCGATGGTGAAGCTGAAGCCGGTGCCAGAGCCGCCCAGAAAGGAGTTCGGCGTCGTGAGCACGTTGCCTACACCGTAGCCGCCGGTCTTGGTGGTCTTGATGTCCACCGCCGTAACAGCTCCGCCAGAAACGGTAACCTTGCCCAGCAGGCCGATGCCCGTTCCACCACCAAGCGGCACACCGTAGTAGGTGCCGTTGACGTATCCTGAGCCACCGACAATCGTGCCGGTCATCGGAAACTCGTCCAAGAACGGCGTTCCTGCGGCGACCTTGTGGAACGTCGCACCACCACCGGGACGGTTCGAGTAGTAGCTCAGCGTCTCGATGCGCGTGAACGTGGACAAGTCCTGCGTCATCGCGTATTCGCGCGAGGAGAGGACCGGGCTTGCGCGGAGGCTGTTAGCAGCAGAGGCCGCAGCATCAGCAGCAGAGTCAGCAGCATCAGCAGCGGACGCAGCAGCGGCGGTAGACTGCGTGGTGGCAGTCGTCGCCTGAGTGGTCGCGATGCCGGCCTGCGTGGTTGCAGTAGCAGCAGCAGCCTGCGCCGCAGTGACGCTGTCAGCCACAGATGCCAGACCATCGTCAACATAGTTCTTGGTGGCAGCATCCTGAGGGTCGACAGGGTCCGCTAGGTTGGCAATGCGCTTGTTCTTCGCGTCGAACTGGCCCTCGTTGTTGGGCGTGATCGCGTTGTCGAGCGCGTCAGAGGTCTCCTGCGCGATGAAAAGCATCTGAGAGGAGAAGAGGTCGAGGTCACTCTCAGTGAGAGTTGACGCATCCTCGAAGTCGACGAGCGCTGTCGCCTTCTGGGTCGTGCGCTTGATCTTGACGAAGGAGCCAACAGCCGGCGCAACCGAGGTCTGCACGAGACCACCTGAGAGCCAAACGAAGGCGACCTCTACGCCGTCGACCGTGACGTGCACGTCATCCTTGGAGATGTAAGGAAACGGCACTGCGTAATTCTGGGTTGTACCGTCGCCCGTATAGGTCGCGAAAGAGAGCGCCATGTAAGTGTTGTCCTGAATTTGGAAATGGGAAAGGCCCCGCCCGGTTAAGAGCGAGGCCTCGTTACGAGGTGGATAGCGATCAACGCGGCTTGCGCGTCTCCTTCTCGGGGAGGTTACTGATCATCGTGTTGTAGACGTTCATCCACGGCAGGAAGTTCTGGTACGGCGTCACCGACAACAGGCGGCGAGCGTCGGGCTGCGTGAACGGTGAACCGCGCGTGACAGTCTCGGCCACACCGCCCACACCCTTGTGCAACTTGTCCAAGAGGTCGGCTGTTGGGTTGCCGAGAAGGCCTGAGGTCAATCCAGACGAACGAGTGTCGAACATAGGGTCATACCCAAGAGCGCCGGCACCGAAGTCACCCACCATCGGCAGGAACGATGCCCAGCCCGCACGTTGGAACGTGGCGAGGCCGATCTTGGTCGGAGACAGTCTCTCGTCCAGAAACTTCTGGCGATCAGAGCGTCCGATAGACTGGAGGTGCGTCTGTCCGATATAGACCGCAGCGCCGAGAGCCGCCGATGCACTGAAGTGCACGAACGATTCCCAGTCCCTCATGTTGACGTTGTACAGGAACTGCTTCGTCCACGCGCCCATCATGAACGCACGGAACTGGAAGATCAGCTTGCCCGTCTCACTGTGGAGGAACATGTTAGTCTGACCGAGGTCATTCTCCTGCACCAGCCGGCGAGACATCCGCCACAGGGCATTCTCGAACGCGTTGCGCGTCTCGGGATGCCATGCGTCGAGGTTTAGGTCTTTGATCTTACCAACGCCGATCTCACTGTCGCGATACACCACGGTGCTGCGCAGTTCGTTCTGAACCTTCGCTGCCATCTCATCCGTCAGGCCCATCGCACGGAGGCGAGGTAGGTTGACGTTAGTGGCACCTGAAGCCTCGTTGATGAGGCGAGCGAGTGAAGCCTTGGCGGCCCAGCGTTGCAGGTAGGTGTTGACCGGTGCCATGAAGGAGATGACGTTAGTCACCTTCTTACCCTTCTCCAGCACGGCCTCTGCCTTGTCCAGCATCGAGCCGGTGGGCGACGAGATGATCTCACGCCCGTAGTCGTCGAGATGACTGGATGCACTTCGCATCACGTCAGTGCCGCCCTGAGTGATGAACTCAAGATCACGAGCGAGCGCGTCGTTGACCTGACCGGTCTTGGCGTTGCGCCAGAGAGACCGCAGCGACGGCATGCCTTCGAGCGCGGCACGGAAGCCGCCCTGCCCTAGGATGCCACCGAGGTCGCCAATCTGGGCGAAGCCTACTTGGTTCATCACGCGGACGAAGTTG